TCTTTAAGATATAACGCTATGGATCTTAATTCAGCCTGCGTTATGTCTTTAACTTTAGGAGAGAGTGATTTTTGTGCTCTTTTAGCAGTATCTCTTATAGATTCAAAGTCTAGCTTATCTTCTTCAGGAGAATTTTGAATAGCCATAGCTAGTGTATCAGTTTTTTCATCTTTCATAAATTGAGATTCTCCTAAACTAATTACGCTAGCAATTTCCATTATCATCTCCTAATTTAATATTATCTACACCTACTCCACTCCATTCATGGTACTTAAAATATTTAGGTCTTCTTACAATGTTTTTAGCCTCATATGAAGATAAATATTCAACATAATTATTCCAAGAATCAATTCTGTAAGACCATGCTGAAGGCGCTACGTTTGCCCCCTCAATACTAGCACACCCGAACACCTTGTCAAGAGTAAAGCCCCGCGCTGTATAGCGTTGTTCTATTGGTAATTTATCCTGTTGAACCATTCTTTTGGTTTCTACATCAAAATGAGCATTTGTGAATTTGCCAGTACCATCTCTTATTACTCTTCTAAATTTTAAAAAGTCATCTTTATCAAAAGTAAATGGTAAATATTCTCCATTTACAATTGTTTTATTTTGATATGATAAATAAAAATTCTTAGAAGAACTTATCAATTCTCTACTATTAAATATTGAATCTAAACAATTAATACCATAAGGGAAAGCAACAAAATATTTATCAGGTACAACCCAACTACTGATAACTTTTGATATATGAAACGCTCTTAAAGAGCCATATATTACACTCCAAGCTAAACAATCTCTTTTATCCCTATCTTTTGGGTGTATTGGAATATAATATATTGGAATTTCTTTTAATACTTGATCAGCTCTGGAGCTAAACCTAGCCTGTCTTAAAGAACTTTCATCATATATCCAATCGCCTATTCTTTGTCTTAATATGGGATGCATTTCACGATGCGCAACTATCCATATTGTTTCACATCCAGCATAAGAACATTGAAGTATTGCGTGCTCAACTGCCAACAAATCTTTAGAAACCGGTACCATTGAATCGTGCCATGGAAAATTAAAATCTAGAGGTTGACCACCTACTGGTATAATACCAGCTAGGTGAAATTTATATGTATCTTTTTTACCATTTTCTATATCAGTTAGCATATGGATTTCCAAATATATCTGTTATCGATTTTAAATAACTATTTTTTGTTTGTTTTCTTTGAGAAAGAATTAAATTTTCTAGTTCTTCATTATTATGTAATATTTCTCTTTTTATTGTTTTAGTTTTTATTTTATGAAGCTTATTTAAATTTTTATCTTTTGTTGTTTCTATAAAACCTAATATACCATTTTTTTCTAATATTTCAACAGTTTTTAATCTAGCATATATCTCACTATAACCTTCTTGTTGAGTTTGTTCAGAAGTCAAATATGAAACAGCAGCTATATTTGTTATTTTATTGTCAATATTATCTAAAAAATGATTAATAAAATCACTAGAAGTATTAATATTTTTTAATATGTGTTGGTGTTCAAGTCTTAAATTCAATACGTGAATATAATCAAAAACCCTTAATTTTTCAGTTGGTTTTATTTGATCATAACGAATAATATTATTATATTTTATTTCAATTTTATATGGTAATTTACCAAATATTGTTATAACATTATCTTCATCAAATCTATAATTTGATGCTTTATCACCTATTGGATTTAAGCCAGCATAAGAAAGATAAAAACTTAATCTTCTCCATACTGAACTTTTATTCAAACCTTCTGAGTCTATATCACGATAAAAAGGAATCTGAGGATTAACCATTATTAGCGGTATTCCCTCAACGTAACTATGTATAAGAGCTTCTAGAGTTCCACCAAGTATTATTGTGTCATACTCTAAAACATCAAGTTTTATCATTAATATCTTGCCAATATCTTGTTGATGTTGGTTTTAAACCGTTTCTTTCACAGAAATTGTGCATCTTTAAATTATTAACTCCAACTTCTAAGAAAATAGTCTTAATGTTGTTAAGTTTACATATCTCTATTGTTTTATCGTACAATTTTTTACCCAGACCATCTCGACGATAATCTCGGTGAATAACGAAGTCTTCTAATTCAGCACAAGAATTGTTTTTAAATGCCGTAAATGTATATCCTATCAATTTATCTTGTTCATACATAACAAGAATTAACTTATCTTTAGATTTTATACCTTCTAATATTTCTTCTTTTATACTTTCATAAATATTTTCATTCCAACCATTTTTTAATGTTGCTCTATTCCACAGCTGTTCACTAGCTGTTATATAAGTTTCATCAACATTCTGAATAAATAATTCTGCTATGGGTTGCGCGTCTACATGCCCAGCATTAAATATGACTATCATATCATCCTCTTGACATAAAAATTATTCCAACAAAGATCAATATAGCACCTATTGTAGAATTCGTGTTTATTTGCAATTCCTTAAACATAACATAAGAAGCAATAATTGTAAAGAATGGATAACATATCTCAATTAAACCTGCATACGTAGCATTCTTCTGTTGTATTGCATTGTTTATTAAAAATACAGCAGAAGAATTAATTACTGCACAAAACAACATCATAAAGAATATTTTTGGTGTTATATTTTCAATATCGTTTTTTACATTTCCATAAAATATATTATAAATTGCAGTTATAAGAAATCCAACAAAATATCCAAACATTACTGATGTTGATATATTAACAGTTTTTAATATTCTTTCTGCAACAGCATAGCTTATTCCCCATAAAATAGAGGAAGAAAGAGCATAATATAACCAAGTCATTAAGCACCAATTATTTTATTTTTTCAAATTCTTGTTCTGATTCTTCTTTTCCTGAAAAAAAGATTGCAACATTATACATTTTGTTTTTATCGTTACCAACATCATGCCATCTATCCATGAATTCGTCAATAGATAAAGTACCAACTTTATTATATATACTAGGATCTCTCATGTAAAGATTTTCTTCATCCATACCTACAAGCACAGCATAGTGACCATCTTTCCAATCATTTTTCCAATTTGGTTTTTTATCGTTTGACCAAGCTTGAAAATTTAATATTACAGGATTTCCATTTGACAAAGAAGATTTTAATTCTTGTAAATCACATTCTTTTTTAATATCACAATTTAAACTATGATTTTCGGCGACTCTTTTAATTGCTTTTAATGAAGTTCCATCTTCACTATTTGTGTTAAGTTCTTTTGTTAGCTCTTTCTCATTTTTATCGTAAAGATCATAAAATGCAAGAACTGCCAATAAACATGCAGAACCACAACTATACTCATTAAATTGACGTATATCTGGAACGTCAAGAAGTTTTGGTGCTTTATTTTCTAAAAGATACTTGCGCCATTCAGTCAGAAATTGTTTCATAATCTTAAATAGAAATATTTATCAGTATTTTACTTCAATGTATTCTGTTTCGCAAGGATTACCATCGCCATAGAAAAACTTTCTTTCTTTTGGAAGGAATATAACTGAAAATACTGTCGCTGTATCTTTTTCATCTTCAACGTGACGACAAAGAGCACCTTCGCCATGTGAACTTAGTAGTTCTTTCATATCATCTACAGACATTTTTCTGCCTTCTTCTTTAGCATCTTCTAATGCTCTTTTCAACCTTTTATTGGAGTGCTTTAGGCTTTCTCCTTCTCTACCTTCTTTATCTTTTAGCCATATAAAATGATTTGCATGTGCGCCAATACCATCATCGTGGACAACTTTTTTCTTTTTAGTTGCACTTCCTTCAAGAGTTATTATCTCACCATTTTCATCAGCAATAACATTCGCAAATGAACTTGCACGTTTTGGATGCAATAATAATTTTTCTGCTTCTTTTAAGGTTTCTGAAAACAATGCTTCCATATAAAGCATCATTCTTGGAATTCCTGGTCTTGTATCGTTTGCGTCTACTTGACAACCTGAAAATACCAATCCTTTACTATTAAGACCAATTGAAGGGACGCCTCTTGTGAAAGAAGCATATATCTGTACTTTATCTTTAATAGATAATTTCAGTAATCTTGAGCCATCTCCTGGACTTTCATCATTTGTATGACCCATTAATAAGTCATCATCGTTTTTTACGAAAACGTCTGTACAGCCTTCATCTTTTATTTTCTTTTTATCTTCTTCTTTTGCAAACCATAATTCTTCATACCACATACCAAAAGCATGATCAAAATCTATATCAGAACCTTCTGCTATACCTTCAACAAATTCATAAGAAATTGGAGTATATTTTTTTGATAATGATTTTCCTTCGTCCATCCAATCAGAAAAATCTTCTATTAATTTCTCTATTTTATAATTTTTTACAGCATCCTTTATTTGGTTTTTTAACATTTCACCAATAGAGATACCAGCATCTTTTGCAGATGCTGATTTAAACTCTTTTAAAGGTTTTGTTTTATTTTCTTTTAAGAATTTACGCCACTCAACAAATAGTTCTTTCATATCATTAAATAGATCATATATTTCTAACTCTATCAATCTAGAATATTATAAAACCATGTTTTGTTAAAAGATTTATTATTTTTTTATTAGTTTTTTTATAAATTTTTGAAAGAGGGTTTGATTTATCGGACCATGATTTAGCTTTCATATTGGCATATGAAAGGGCTGAAGTTTGACCACAATTGTCAGCTTGATTTTTTGTTAAATCGTTTTTTAAATTATCTAATTGTTTATTCTTTACGTCCGGACGTTGCAGATACTTTTCCCAAACGGCTGCAGCATATTCACTAACGTTTGTTCGATCTGCAATAAGACCACCAGCTTCATTTGAAGCAATTTCTAGAGCAACTTCATATAGTAATGGTCCCCAGCCTCTTTTGGTTTCACTGAAAGCGATAACTAAACCGTTACTACAATTCTCTATTCGACGAGGCTGACTTATTGCCATATCACCCCATATTTGAGAACTGTTTTGATCTGCCATCTCACCATTTAAATCGCCATAGTATATAGTGTAACCCATATTTGTCTTTTTTACACAAACAAATATCTGATGTTCCGGTTTTAAACCGGAATTAAATTTAACCAATGATTCTACTTGGGAATTAATTTTATCTATAGAATTTTCTTGTAAATATTTATACCATTCATTTAACAGCTGTTTCATACCATTAATTAGAGACCAAAAGCAGTTAATGTATGCTCGTATTCACCACATTCTTTTACAAGACGTAACATTTCTTGTGCAATTTCACGAATTTCTACCTGTGCTGCTTCATCATTTCGTAGACGCTGGAAATGAACAAATGAACGCATATTAAACATTACATCAAATGTAAGCTGTGTAGCATATGGTAGATAAAAACGGGCACTTTCTTTTGCACGCTTACGACCTAAAACTGGTGTTAGACGTGCAAGTGCTTCGTGATATCTTGTAAGTGATTGGTCACAATGTTCTTGTAGAAGTTTTTGTTCTTCGGCTGACCAATCATGAGGAATATAACATTTATCTTCTTTTAATTCTTTGTATCGGGCACTTTCACAATTAATTGATACACCAATACGATGCTTGAGACAGTGAATATGTGATGCAATATCGGCAGTTACAAGAAAGTGTAATGATGATTTCTCAAATGGAGTTTCATGACCATTTTCAGCCAACATCTTTAACAGAGCAGGAATACGGTTCTTTTTATCTTCTGTTAGTTCACGACTTGTGCTTGTCCAGGCAGACATTGCGTGAGATTGGTCGTTTCCATAAGTGCCAATTAGTTGAATTTCGTTTTTCATTTTTCCTCTTTTTTATCTAGATAAATCTGATTACGGTCCATGTAAGACCATATGAGTAATAGAATAAAAATTCCTGTATCAATTATAGCTGTATATAAATCAACTGTCATATTGCTACTCCTATATTAAAGTATTTAGTCTTCTTCTTCCATTCCTAATAACTTCATAGCTCGTCTTTTTCCTTCAAGCCAAGGTTCATTATATTTTGTATTCATCGTATCATCATTATCAACATACCATTTTAATGCTTCACGGAGAAGTTGATTTGTATGTGTTAAGCAACGATTACAACCACAATCTAAAATTGGTTTAGGTGATCCACATTCACTATCCCAACTTCCACATTCTTCACATCTGTTATTCATTTATGAAGCAACCTTTCTTCAATATAAAAATATGGATATGTAATATAATATGTTATAACAGCAAGAGACAGAATAACAATATTTTTATTAGCATTCCCATAAATTTTAGAAACAAGATATTCTATCATGGATTGGATTTCTTCCTCGGGCAAATATCACAAGTGGTACAAAGTGTTTGTTTCTCAAAAAGTTCTGGTTCAGAAACACACAAACCATATTGGTGACATTCACTAACTTTCTTATCATATTCAGTTTCTTTTGAGAACCTTTCTCTACTTGTTTCCCAAATGATTTTTGCTTCTTGTTTTCTCATCATCGCTTCATTTACACAATAAATCTCAACTGAATAACGACCTACTCTTGTTGCTTGAACACAGAAATCTTTTGGTAAATCAATTTCTACATTTGTTTGTCTATTTGTATCACCTTTGTATAGCGTATTATCATCGGCATATAAAGATATTTGATCTTCTCCGTAGCAACCAACTTGTGGATACTTGCTATAAGTATCAAGTTCAATAATGATTAATGATGGTGTTTCAAATGAAACCCAAGCAGAATTAACAAGTATATCACCTTCTTCAATATTAATTTTGATCATTTGTAGTCCATCTGTAGTCACATTCGTTGAGATGGTATAAGTTTTTGTATCTATCTGTGGTTCCCAAAAGCGATAACTACACTTATTACAAGCATATGCTTTTAATGTTTGTTCTTCAAGATAAACATATGTAGATTGTAGTTCGCCTGTTGGGCACATAAGACATTTAGAAAACTCTTTGTTCATTTATTTTCCTTTTCAACAGGCGAAACAAAAAAACCACAAGCATCACAAGAAATAGAAACTAACTTTTTATTTTCAAAGTTTGGTTTCATAGTTCCAGATTTACACCAAGGACAAGTATGAACTTTTTTGATCACTTATCACCAAACTTTTTCTTTAATCTTTCATATTCTTTCTTGTCACGCTCTTCTCTATCTTCTTTCATTTTCTTTTTGAACTTTGCTACTTTTTCTAAATCTTTCATTCTTTGATTGTATTCTTTATCTGTTTCCAATCTATAGCCTTTGATATGCCATTCTACTGATGTGTAATCATCGTAACTATACCAACTAACTAATAGATCTGTCCATTCACCACTCTTTTCTGCTTCTTTTGCAGCTTGTAAAGAGTTGATAAGATTATCTATTCCATCATCAGGATGAATAGTTGAATGAGTATCAAAGACACGAATTTTGTTTGTCATTTATCACCTTATGATACATTTCAAATCCATGAAAACTAAAAGTATGTTTTAGGTTGGTGTTCTCAAAGAAAATAATAACAATACATTCCACTTCTTCTTTGATATCATAAACATATCCAAGTTTATCTACATTTCCCCATCTATTATTGATAAGATCACCAACTTGGTATTTCATATCACCCTCAATTTACTGGAATGATTTGCCAAATTCCTTCTTTTACCCAACCTTCAACCTCTTTTATAATAAAACAATCACCCAAACATGGATCAGGATTTAGCCAATATACTTGATATGTTGTTCTATATTCTTTTGGTAAATCCTTTTTTCTGCTTTTGTGAATATAACGGATATATCCAATACTGGTTATGTTTTCTTCTTTTTCACTATGATCTATAACAAGATCTCCTATGTTAAGTTTTACACTCATATCATTCTCCTAGCTTATCAACACTAATTTCAAGTGCTTCCCAATAATCATCTTCGGTTAAGTATTCCCACTTATCCCACTTTGTATTGTTGAGGATATTCAACTCTAAAATCAAACTGGAAAACTCTTCTAAATCATTATACTTAAGTTTCTTTGACTTTCGTTCTTCAATCCAATCAAGAAATAATGAACGAAAACTAACAAGGAATACATTAAAAGAATATTTTGAGATCAAGCTTGCTAAATCTTTTTTACATTCAACAACCTTACTGTTTAATTCTTTTCCCATGTTTATCCTGAATTTCTTCTGCAAGAGATAATAGATTCTTTATGGCATCATTACCTTCGCCATCTTGAATCAAGTGAGAAGTAGAAACTTGTACAATATTTACAAAATCAAGTAATTCATCGACTTGATTTTGCAAGCGTTCACTCTCCTCAATAAGAAAGTTATACATTACACTCATCCAGCAAGCCTCTTTTCAAGTTCCTGTTGCTTCGCCTTCAATTCACTGATCTGCTTTTCAAGCTTTTCCTTTTCAGCCTTTGCAAACTTTTCATCCTGAATACGCTTTGCTTCGGCACGATTTACTTTAGCCTGTTCGTATTTCTTCTTGAAAAGAGGACGTGTAGGGAATCGCGGGATCTCCCAAATTTCATTCTCTGAAAGCATATTACCATTTAGGAAGAACCAAGTAAAGTGACTATCTCCGGTACAATCAAGACGGAAAATTGTTTGTGTAAACTTCTTTGAAAGTTCCTGTACAAAATCTCCAGCCCACCACTTGCTTTCTGGCGACCAACGAAACCAAAACCAATCCTGAAACTTTGGTTCACCATTACCAGAAAAGTCTTTCATCTGATTAGCTTCTCCAATAATCAGCGTATGTGCTTCAGGATGTTCACTTTCGATTGTGAGCTTCCAAGAATAAGATGAACCCATAATTATCTCCTCAAAAAGCGCGATCCGTGGCGCTTCGGCAGCTTACCACGGATCAGTCCAGCTAGTCAAAATGCGACTTATGTTTATGTATTGTTATTGATTTTACGTATCGTATTTTAAATAAGTTATATTTTCATTGGCATTTACATCATCACCAATAATACTTGGTTCAGTAAATTTCTTTTCTCTTATACAAGTTGTTATAACATACTTTTTTCCGGTTAAAACTAGTTTACCTTCGTGAAGAGATTCATCAATCATGTCTCCATTTGGTCTTATATTCTGCCAAAATAAAGCCATACCTTTTTTTGGGGTTATTTCATATTGAAGTTTTGGAAAATTAGTTGAACCGCCTTCAAAATCGTCATTTAAATAAATAAGAAAACTCCAATATCTATTACCAGATTCTTTTGTTAAGTTTTCTTTTCTTATTCCTTCATAAGCATCGTGATGCGCATTAAAATATTGTCCTATTTCATATTTTACGCCTTGAAGTGTTTCTATGTTTTCAATATTAATTTTTAATTCTTGTGATATTTTTTGTTTTATGTTTTTTACAAGACTATTATTATTTGGCAAAAATGAAGTATTACTTGTTCTATATTTATAAATTATACGAGTATTTTTTTCTTCTCCAGCAACAGAACTTCTTTTATTATTTGAGTCAATTAAAAGAATTAATTCTCTGCAATCTTCATGTGTTAAAAAATTATCAATAGTTTTTATTATCATTTTAATTTATGTATCGTAATTTTTTTCTCTTATCCAAGCAGTAATAATATATTTAAAACCACTTAAAACGTCTTTTCCCTCATGAAGAGATTCTTGGATCAATTCTCCGTTTCTCATATTTTGAAATATTAAAGCCATACCTTTTTTTGGAGATATTTCATATTCAAGTTTTGGAAAATTAGTTTTTCCACCTTCAAAATCATCATTTAAATATATAAGCAAAGTCCAGTATCTATTACCAGCTTCTTTAATTTTTTGATACTCTTCACTTGAAAATAAAAAATCAAAATGAGGTTTAAAATATTGCCCAACAAGATATTTTTGACCTTGTAGTGGTTCTATTTTCTTTGAATCAATATTTAAATAATTTGCAATTTTATTTCTTACATCAGATATTATAGGAATTGTATTGTCAAAATAAGAAGTACTACTGGTTCTATTTTCATCTATTCTTATGCCATATGAACCATCATCAATGACTGCACTTCTTTCATTTTTATCATCTATTAAAGAAATGATTTTTTTACATTCTTCCTCTGTCAAGAAATTGTCTACAGTTTTTATTATCACTCATTTCTTTCCTTCTTTCTTAGCTTTTTTCTTTTCTTGTTTTTCTTTTGTTGTTAATTTTTCTTTGTTATTCTTATTACTTTTTTCTTGACCTTTACCCATATATAAACTCCTTATATTTTACTATCCATAGCTATTTCAATTAAATTTTCATATCCACGAATGTTCTCTGGATTTTCAATTGAGTATCGATATGCAAACGCTCTTGATTTTTTTATATATTCATCATTTTGATATTCGTTATCATCAAAATGTTTAGCTATATAATTAATGTGTTCAATGGCTTGATGACTATTGTTGCCTTCATAATACCAACCTAAATCTTTCATCATATCGCTATTGTGAACAACTGGATATCCCATCCAAGCTGCGTCGAGATGAAGATAATTTAATTCATTTTGATTTTGATGACATAAAAGTATATCAGTATGTTTTAAAAGACTAAAAACAACAGGATATCTGGCTTCAAAAAACATTTTTTTATTTTTATATGCTTCCATGTCTTTTACGTAATTAATTAAATCTGATTTTTTAGAAATATTATTTCCACAAAATACATTCATTAATTTAAGAGTCTCTGGATATTTTCTATACAAGTGTTCAACTGTTATCACTGGTACAACAGACGTTTTTACTATACTTATATTCGGTTCCATTGTAGATATTCTTTTTTCTACTCCTCCAGATGGTTTATATAAACCTGTCTCTTTTGGATCTTTTGATTTGAATATATCAATATGATGTTGTATAAATCTAGGATCCCAAACATATGGACCAACATATGTCGGACAATCATATTGTATTTCGAAAAAATATCTATCACGCGCAAAATAATGTGGCGATATCCAAACCGCACTAACTGTACCAGAATTTCTAGAATATATATTTCTAGCTTCTTTATTATCTTTATATAAAATTGTCTCATTAAAGACGCTTAATTCTGCTCCCATTAGAAGCTTTGTTATTTTTATTCCTAATGATTTAATAACTTTATATTCTTCTTTTGAAATAGAACCTTGTCCTATAACAATCAGATCACATTTTTCTTTTGATTCTTCCGTACTAATAATATGTTTTGCATATTTACCCCATGTTGTGGTATCATCATGGGGTATTTTTACATCTTTAGCAGTATTAATAATATAAGCTTCTGAGACATTTCTGCATTTAGCAAATAAATCTCTTAGTATTATTACATTCTGTCTTATGCCATTTGTAAAAACAGAATCATCTGGTTTTTCTATTAAAACCGTTATACCTATTTTTACTTTTCTTTCTTTTTTCATGTTTCTATATTATCCTAGCTAGCAATAAATAGTCAAGAAAAATATAGATTGGCTTCTGATTCTCTTCTTCTAGTCAAACCTTTTAATACCTTTCCAGCAGCTTTATTCCACTTTAGGAACTCGTTCTTGATTAGTGGGTCATTTGGATTGGTATTCACCAGTTTAAGCAGTGTAGAGGATTTTAAAGCGCCGACACCAACATTATAAGCAAAACAAACAAGAGCATCAAACTGTTGTTGAGTTATATCGTCTCTTGCGTATGAATCAACGTGTTTTTCAAATGTCTTTAATACATTTTGCAGAAGTTGTGTAGCTCTTTCTTCACTTATTGCTGAATCTGTTACTTTTACCTTTGTGCCGTCTTCATAAAATGTTGCACCATAACCAATTGTTGGAACACTTGCAGGACAAAGATATGGTTGAGCACAGAAGCCTTCAAATTTCTTTATAAGAGCTAATGCATCTTTTGAAACTTTTGTTATTTTTTCTGCCATATTTAAAATCTCCAATGAGTCGCTTTTTATAAATATGGTCAAGAAAAGCAATAATGTTAACTTTTTCAAAATATAAACCTACCTTATAGGTAGGTCTACATCATACACAGAATTTTGTTAACCAATCAAAGACCGTATCTATTTTTTATTGCTTGATAGTTCTGTGTTATTTCTTGTTGCGTAAGTGAACGATTATAAATCATGTAATTTGAAACCTTACCATCATGATAATTGCCAACACCACTAGAGAAATAGTAAACACCACCATAGAATAAAGAATTTACTGTAGCTTTTTTAGTTACTTGATTTAATACTTTTTCTGCATTAAGATAAACATCATATTTTTGTGCAGCTGTTTTAACAAGAACGATATTGTTGGCAATTTTTGGAGTAACAGCCACAGAATCAATACCTTCTCCACTAGCACCGCCATAAGCCGTTTCAAAGAAAATAAGATTTCCTACGCTATCTAATGTTATTCTTAAGTGAGACATTCCATTTGATGCAGCTGAACTTCCAAAAACAGAACCACTAGCATTTACTAGCCATGCTGAAAATGTTTGCAAGTTTGAGTTTGTTGGAGCCTCTATTTGTACCGGAGTTGTAACATAATTATCAACACCATCAAAAACAAGAAATCCAGAACTCGCTGGATTAAACACTACTCCACCATTAAGTGAGCCATTATTTCCATTTCCACTCAAATCTAACCAATTATCGCCACTACCTGGATAGCTAGCAGTATTTCCAGCATCTAAGTTCATTATCAAACCATTTGTTACGATTGATGGTGGAACCGGAATTGGTGATTCTCTATAAAAAAACATTATTTATTTCTCCTGGGTAATTTACCCAATAACACAAATAAATAGTTTAGCTAATAGTTAAAACTTGTTTTCTGTTGCCATTTGAATTCCAAGAAATATGAACCCAGCCACTATCAGGAACACCTTCTTTATAATATTCGAGAATCAACTGGTCAAATTCCATGTTATCTTTGATCCAATTAAACAGTGTTTTATTGTCAACACCAACAATTTCAATATCTGCTGCTTGACCTGTCATGTGTTGGCTGTTTTTTGCACCACCAATAGCTTTGTTTAAAGCTGGTCCACGATAGCCACTATTGACTGTAATTGGTTTACCAAAACGAACACGAATATATTCTAATACGTGTTCACAAAGCTGTTTTAAGTTATCTATTTCTTTTTGTCCTGGAGTATTATCAATACCCTTACGAGAACCTGTTTGTGATTTTATCATCTCTTCAAGAGAGAAATGTTGACTTAATTTCATAGTTAATCCCAAAATCGGTCTAGAGTTTCTAAAATACCGATAAAATCGTGAAATGGATCTCCACTACGGAAAGCACCAACTTGGTCTGGATAATTGCCATATC